AGCAAGGTGTGGCGGAGGATAATGATAAAAATGTCAACAATAAAGATTCCGATAAAGTAACTAAAGACTTTGCTCCTCAACCGAATCAACAAAATTTAACACCTGACGATGCATTCAACTATTCGGGGTTAGATCCTGAAATTAAATCATTCAATGCCAAGGTTCGTAGCCTAGCAGGCGGAAGAGCACAAAATGATTTACAAGCCTTAATAAAATATATTGTAAGACAAGAAAAACATATTGATCGGCAAGATAAAGAATTAGAAAAATTATCAAACGAATATAGTGAATTACATCAAGCAAATATGGATCAAGAAAGAAGATTCCAAGCATTGAATGATAAAATTTCTAAAAAATCAATTAATGACATAGATGTTGATGCTGCAAAACAGGCAAAAGAAATAGAAAAACCTTTAAAACCTAAACCTAAAGTGCCATCAATAGATCGAGATTATACAGAATCAGTAGAAAAAAAGGAAATGACTATGAATGAATCACGCTGGGATGGAAAAAATTCCCGTAAAACAAGTCGAGCAGTAAAAGGTCGTACCGAAGTTATTGTACGTCATGCAAAACCAGTTGAGGAAACATATCCTGGTGCACGTAGTCAAAAAAATAATATTAAAGCAATCTTCATCCAAAATGCAGACGGTGAAAGATATAAGTATCCATTTATTCATCCAGCTGGTGCATTTGCTATGGCACAGCACGTAGATCACGGTGGAATTCCACACGATCATGCTGGTAAAGCAATTATTCAAATGAGTGAAGAAATCGCCAAATTACAAGAATTTCAACGTAAAATTCATCGTGCAAGTTTACATGATGATGCGCACAATATTACCGAACGCGCATTGGCTAGATTGAACGAATTAAAATCAAAAGTGCATGCCTTAGGTAAGCGCCATCATTATGAAAATTGGGTAATGGAATTTAATAGTAGTCCTGTGTTAGATGATAACATAGAATTAGATGCTGTAACTATGGAAAATTATAAATCTAAATTTACACAAACGTCATTCCAAGAAGAATTAGCTAGTTATTTTCCTTTGTTGCATAAAATCATGAGAGAATCAAACAAAGTTGAATTAGAAGATATTGTATCAGAGGAAGTAACTGAAAATACAGCCGATGATAAAATGACAAAAGAAGATTCAAATAATCCAGAACATTCATTTGAAATGTGGGCCGAAGCTGTTGAATCAGGTACACTAACCGATGATGAAATTAATGCATTAAAACAAGCATTAAGTGAATTACCTCAAGGCCCAGATAATGCCCCAATGTTAGAATTAGGACCAGAAGGTAATACAGCTATACAATTCTTTGCTGAATTTGGACTAGATGATCCAGAATTAGTAGAAAAACTACAAGCAGCGGCAAAACTAAATGACGAATCTAATGCGTTAGATGCGTTTGCTTTATATGCTGTAGAGTATGCTCCGGATGTTGCTGCTAAATTAGGTATTAGCAACGAACCAGAACCAGCACCTGCTCCACAAGCAGCGCCTGCACCTGCATCTGCTCCACAACAAGCTACTGCTGAAGCAACACATCCAGATAGCGATACTCCGCAATCAACTAATATCATGTCAGCAGAAAATGACGAAATGAAATTTACTAATACTATGATGCCAAAAGAAGGTCATGATCCAAAAGACATGATTAAAGAAGTAGCAAAAATTGTAAAGAGTTTTTATAATAAAGATAACCCAAAAGTAGGACCATTTCGTGGTCATGAAGGCATTATTATAGATGTTAAAAAATCAATATCAGAAAAATTCGGCGATAAGGCAGGCAACCAGGCAGCAAAGTTAGCAGAAAAATTCATGGAAAAATTAACCAATGAATGGCAACATTTACATGGCAAAACTCATCCAGTTGATGATACAGACGGGTTAGCAAGATTAAAAGAATTATTAGATAACGTTAAACAAAAAGTTGAAGGAATAGGCGAAAAAGATTATTTAAAATATAAAGAACCAACAATTGATAGAATTAAAAAAGGTGAAACCAAACCAGTAGATCGTACTGATTATGATGAACCTGCGGTTTTTCGTGATGCAGATAAAAAAGGCAAAAAACTTAGTCCAAAACTAGACAAATTAACTGATCCAAGTATAAAAGAAATGGCAGAAATATTAAAATTATCCGGCATTAAAGAAGATCTTAAAAATGTGTTAGAAGGTCATTCTACAGATGCACAAGTTGAAATTTTAGATTTGGCGTCACAAGGCAATGATCCACACGATATATTAATAATGTTACAACGTAAATATGGAAAATCTGCTCCTTCAATAGAAGACATTAATTTGGCTTTACGCGGAGAACATGATTGGAGTCCTAGCGACGATTTTGACATTGACGAAATGAAAAGATTATCTGGCTTATAAATTTTTAAAAAAATCATTGACTTGCTAAATAAAACTGTGTATAGTTAAAACTATGCACAGTTTTTTCTTTTAGTCAGTCGGCTTTAAGAAAATGGCATAACAAAGGCAACATTAGGAGAACAATTATGGCCTCATTAGCAGAAATCCGCGCAAAGCTTCAAGCAAGCGCACAACAAACAAGTAATCAATCAAACGGCGGTGATAACGCCATTTTCCCACATTGGAATATCTCAGAAGGTGCAACTGCAACAGTTCGTTTCCTTCCAGATGCTGATCCAAATAACACTTTTTTCTGGATTGAACGAGCAATGATTAAATTGCCGTTTGCTGGAATTAAAGGTGAAACTAACAGCAAACCTGTAACTGTACAAGTTCCTTGTATGGAAATGTGGGGAGAAACTTGCCCAATCTTAACAGAAGTTCGTCCATGGTTTAAGGATAAGAGTTTAGAAGATATGGGTCGTAAGTATTGGAAGAAACGTTCGTACTTATTCCAAGGCTTTGTAGTTGACAGTAAACTACAAGAAGATCGAGTTCCTGAAAATCCAATTCGTCGTTTTATTATGAGCGCACAAATTTTTAACATTGTTAAGAATGCACTTATGGATAGTGAGATCGATGAATTACCAACAGATTATGTTCGTGGTCTAGATTTTAAGATTGTTAAAACCAGTAAGGGCGGATTTGCTGACTATACTACATCAAGCTGGGCACGTCGTGAACGCGCATTAAGTGATGAAGAACAAGCAGCAATTAAGCAATATGGATTATTTAACTTATCTGAATTTTTACCTAAGAAGCCAGGTGCTGTTGAACTCAAAGTTATCAAAGAAATGTTTGAAGCATCAGTAGAAGGTGAAGCATATGATGGTGATCGTTGGGGTCAATACTTTAAGCCAGCAGGATTTGGTGGTAGCGGTCAGGCAACTGGATCTACAACTTCTTCAAAATCAACAGCCAGCGATGATGTTGATGCAGATGAAGAAGTAGTTGCTACTACAAAAACAAAAGTAACTGTAACTGAATCAACAGGTAATGATGCTAGCAGTCGTGCTGCTGATATTATCTCAATGATTCGTAAACGTCAAGCACAATAATAGGAGATAGATTATGGGAAAGGCCTTCGATATTTCGAAGTTCCGTAAATCTATTACTAAATCGATTGACGGACTAGGAATTGGTTTTAACGATCCAACAGATTGGATCTCAACTGGCAACTATGCACTTAACTATCTTATCAGTGGGGACTTCTTTCGAGGAGTCCCTCTCGGTAAAGTTACGGTATTTGCTGGAGAATCTGGTGCAGGTAAAAGTTATATTTGCTCAGGTAATATTATCAAAAATGCTCAAGAACAAGGTATCTTTGTCATATTAATTGACAGTGAAAATGCGTTGGACGAAGCATGGTTACACGCTCTTGGTGTTGATACATCAGAAGAAAAATTGCTAAAATTAAACATGGCAATGATCGACGATGTGGCAAAAACCATTAGTGAGTTTATGAAAGAATACAAAGGTATGCCCGAAGAGGAACGACCAAAAATTCTTTTTGTAATTGATAGTCTTGGAATGTTAATGACTCCAACTGATTTAAATCAGTTTGAAGCAGGTGACTTAAAAGGTGACATGGGTCGTAAACCTAAAGCATTAACAGCATTGGTTCGAAACTGTGTCAATATGTTTGGTAGTTGGAATGTTGGATTAGTTTGTACTAATCATACATACGCTAGTCAAGATATGTTTGATCCAGATGACAAAATCAGTGGCGGACAAGGATTCATTTATGCAAGTTCTATTGTAGTTGCTATGCGTAAGTTAAAATTAAAAACAGACGCAGATGGAAACAAAACTTCCGAAGTACATGGAATTCGTAGTGCTTGTAAAATTATGAAAACTCGGTATGCTAAACCATTTGAAAGTGTACAGGTAGAAATTCCTTATACAACAGGAATGAGCCCGACCTCAGGATTGGTTGACATGTTTGAAAAAATGAATATATTATCTAAAGTAGGAAATAAGTTAGCATATACTGATAAAGATACTGGCGAAATTATCGCAGAGTTCCGCAAAAACTGGACTGAAGATAAATTACAGTTAATTATGAAACAGTGGGATGCTAATGCTGTACTATTAACAACACAAACAGAAACGGAAGAGGAATCATGATAGAAGAAGATATGATTATTGATATGTGGGATGTATTTAAAGAATATATTCCAGAAAAAAATAGAGAAGTCGCTGCTAGTCATTATGTTGATTTCTTGTTAGGGCGTGATGTAGGTTTATCTGTATTAGGTAGTGTTACAGGATACGATCCTCATATGGATGCTGCTATTAATCTTGCTCTCAAGGAAGATGACGATTACGAAGATGATGATGAAGATGAGAATAATTGGGATTCCGACGAAGATGACGAGGAATACTAATGAGTTGGTATGCTAAGGTCAGTAAAGACATAGCACATCTTCCTCAATGTTTAGATTATTTCTATAACGAACTGGACAAGGCACGAACCGAAGTTAAAATTCACGGTAACGTGGAAAAAGCTTCGGCGTCCTTGCCCGGCATCGTTGAACATAGATTTAATCAATTACAAGAAATCGAAGCTGTTCTTGAATACCTAAATATAGAATTACGCCGTACAAAATCCAAAGCCTTTAAAAAGTATTTGGAAAACTATCAGCGTGCGTTAAGCAGTAGAGATTGTGAAAAATACGTCGAAGGTGAAGCAGATGTTGTTGATATGGAAAAAATTATCAACGAATTTGCTATGCTGCGAAATCAATGGTTAGGTATTATCAAAGCATTAGACATTAAGCAATGGCAACTAAGTAATATTATTAAACTACGTGCCGCAGGTCTTGAAGATATCACACTTTGAGTGTATAATAACCTTATGATTACTGTAGAAAATTTAATTGTTAAATTATCATATACTATATATAATTCAAAAGTATCAATTAACAATTATGATCAAAAAATCATCTTTAGTTTTTCTGAACAAATTGCTCGCAATGTTGGATTTACAGAAAAACAAGCAACATTAGCCTTGAAGATTTTAAAAAAATACAAAAATCATTTAAACACCGAATTAAAATTATATGTTGGTGATTTTTTTGAAAATCCTCTTTTTAAATTTCCAATAAGAACATCAATTAATCAAAAAATAATGTCAATTGTTCAAACTGGAATTTTTAATAAGGAGGTCAAAGTACAATTTCCTTATAATGAAACATATATAACAAAAATTAGACAAAATAAAAACAAGCTCGATAAGGCTATTTGGAATCCCGATGAAAAATCTTGGTTTTTTTCACTTAGCGAGAAGAATTTAAGATTTTTAATGGATTTTGCCAACACAGAAAATTTTCAAATTAGCAATGAATTGAAAATGTACTTTGATCAAATTGTGGAAGTAATAAAAAATATAGAAAATATTGTGCCTATGCTAACGTTAGACGGCACAACTATAAAATTTAAGAATATTTCTGAAAAAATACCTGATTTTTCGACCAATAATATTTTGGAAGCATTTTTTACAGCAAGAAAATATGGAATTTTTAGTCACGATGATGTATTAGCTGGATTGTTAGACCAATGCGATGCTATTCCTGTAATTAAAGAATTTTTAAAGACCGATCCTTCTGAAAATTTTTATATAAATTCAGAAAAAACGGATTTTTCTCAACTAACTGATATCATAAAATATCTAAGTCCATGTTTGTTTGTTATTCCAAATGGTAATCAATTAGAAGATTTACAAAAATCTGTAAATTTCTTAAACAGCATTGGCATTAGCAATGAGCAAATGAGTGTGATGTTTAGATTACCCTCAGAAACCGATAAAAATTTCAATATTTTTGTGAAAAATCAAAATTTAAATAATTTAATAAACGAAAATATTCAAGTAGCTTTTATTAATGGTAAACTACCTAAACCATTATTAAAATCTCAAATAAAATTTAACTCCATTGTTAATTTAGGTGGAAAAAACGATCATCGTGTCATTAAAAATTTTATAGAAAATCATGAAAATTTGATAATTTATACTAATCAATCATTACAAAAGGAATTCAGATTTGCACCACTGTAAAGTCATAATTAAAGACGAAGTTAATGTCAAGATAGAAAATTTAGATCTTGACACACGCAAGGCTTTGGTCAGAAAATTCAAATACGAAGATCCTACAGCACGGTTTAGACCAGCATATAAATTAGGTCGTTGGGACGGAACTGTAAGTTTTTTTGGTTTAGGAGGAACTACCTATTTGAGTATGCTTCCTGCCGTATTAGAATATTTAGAAAGTAAAAATTTCTATATTGAACTTGAAGATCAACGAATTCCAATTGACTTAAATTTTGATGAAATTTCTGAAGATTTTTGGGGAGAAAAAACATGGCCTGTGGGACATCGCTTTGCTGGTCAACCTATTAGATTAAGAGAAGATCAAGTTGAAGTTATTAACATATTTCTTAAACATCCACAAAGTATCCAAGAAATTGCCACAGGGTTTGGTAAAACTATTACCACCGCAACTTTGAGCAAAATTTGTGAAAAATATGGTCGAACTATAACCGTTGTTCCTAATAAATCTTTAGTGGAACAAACAGAAGAAGATTTTATAAACTGCGGATTAGATGTCGGAGTTTATTATGGAGATAGAAAAGATTTAGATCGAACACATACAATTTGTACTTGGCAAAGTCTTAATGTTTTAGACAAAAATAGTAAAAATTGGGATGACGCAGCTTCGGCAAAATTAGAATTACTATTAGAAAATGTAAAAACAATTATAGTTGACGAAGTTCATATGGCCAAGGCAGATGTGTTAAAAAATCTTCTAACACGCAATTTAGCAAATGCTCCAATTCGATGGGGGTTGACTGGAACTATACCCAAGGCAGACCATGAATTTCAAAGCATTAAAGCTAGTTTAGGCGAAGTAACAAACCATGTATTTGCTCATACACTTCAGGACTCAGGAGTACTAAGTAATTGCCATGTAAAAATTGTTCAAACCGGCGAATGGAAAGAATTCGGAGGGTATGCAGAAGAATTAAATTATCTTGTTACTGATGAAACAAGAATGACATACATTAGCAACGTTATACGAAAAATTAGTGAAAGTGGTAACACATTAGTATTAGTCGGTAGAATTGAATCTGGTAAGTTTATTGTAGATCAAATACCAGAAGCGGTATTTGTATCAGGAAAAGTAAAAACCAAGGATCGTAAGGAAGAATATGATGAAATCAAAACTAGTGATAACAAAATTATTGTAGCAACGTATGGCGTGGCTGCTGTAGGAATTAATATACCTCGAATCTTTAACTTAGTTCTTCTTGAACCCGGAAAGAGCTTTGTTAGGGTTATTCAAAGTATTGGTCGCGGTATTCGCAAGGCCGAAGATAAAGATTTTGTGCAGATATGGGATATAACTGCTGCAACTAAGTATGCTAAACGGCATCTAACAGAACGTAAAAGGTTTTATAAAGAAGCCAAATATCCATTTAATATAGAAAAGGTAAAATATCAATAATGCAGATTTTAACATTAGAAAATAAAACATTCTCACTAAATGATCTACCAGATGAAATAGATGAGGATTTAAGATTTGCTGTTTTAGATAACAGTGATAATCAAAACCCTGATCATTTTTTTGTTCCATTAATATTTTTAGAAAGTTTTACAGGTCCTGCTGTAGTATTAAAAATTGGAAAATATGAATTAACTATGCCATTAGATTGGTGTGCAGTAGTAGGAGATCCTGAAGGCCCAGACATGGAAGTATTGCCATTAACTAGCCTTAACGATCGAGGATTTAAAACATTTTGTTTTAATCCATTGAGTGGATTTAGACCAGATTTTTTAGATATTGATATTATTGATGTGTACCAAGATGTTAAATGGTATTTTCCTAAAATGCGTCCAGGTCAACTATTATGTACTCCGTTGCACAATGGTCTTAATCCTACCTGTGCTTATTTTGTCAAAGAAGTTTCTCGACAAAGTGAAATAATCAATTATAGTAAATGCTGGTAATATGGGAAATTTGAAACCAGGTGTTCGATTAATTTATGAAAGCCCCGATGGAGGGAACACAGTATATTCTAGAGAACCCGGATCACCTTTTAGAACACTAGTTGGATATAGTCAAAGTGCAAAAGATTTGATGAAAGAACAACAAGAAATCGAATTATGGAAAAACATAAGAAAAGAGGCTGAGAATAATCCTGCTTTACAAAAAGCCTTGGATCATGCTAAACTAATATATTACACAGGTAAAGAGCATGGCACTTGATATTAAAAGAGAATTAGATGGTGTTAATCGAAGAGATTATGATTTCTTAGATAAATTGCCCGAGGACGAAGCCAAAACATTCAACGCTTATGTTTTTATGCGCTACATTAGTAATCCACAAGGCGATAGTGATTTACAGGAATGGGCTATAGAAAGAACTAATGAATTTGTTAATAAAAATCATTGGGATTTAAGTAAAAATGATAAAGATTTGCTATGGAAATTATCCGCAGCAACTGGTACAGGTATGAATGTAAGATACCAGTATCTTGCTACTGGCAAGAAAGAAAAAGCTAATAAAATTGAAAAATTATTAGCAGAAATACATCCAGCAATGAAAATGTCTGACATTAAAATGTGGGCTTCCTTGATGGATGAAAAAGATAAAGAAGAACTATTTGATAAAATGGGATTTGATAAAAAACAACGCAAGGCTTATGAGTAGATTAATAGCATTTGGTTGTTCTAACACTTACGGTCAAGGTTTAGAAGATTGCTACGTAAATGGATCATATGGTGATAGCCCCAGTAAATTATCATGGCCATTTTTGCTTGGAGAACTTTTAGAAAAAGAAGTAGTTAATAATGGATATCCGTCAGTTAGCAACTTTGAAATACTTTATCGTATTTTAAATTTCGATTTTCAAAAAAATGATGTTGTTGTTATTTTATGGACTTTTTATTTTAGAGATTTAATTTTTAAAGATGCAAAAAACTATGAAAGGATAGGTACTTGGAATAAATCAAAAATTTTTAATGATTGGGCTATGGCTCATTCTAATATTGATTTAAAAATAAGATCATTGTTTTATATGAATCATGCTGAATTATATCTAAATAGTTTAGACATAAAAAACTTTAGTTTTGTTATAGATCCAGAGCTTGTACAAGACATACCTGAGTATTTAAATATAAAGAATTTGAAATTAAATGTTAATTTGACACAAGTTGATAAAGCACTAGATGGATACCATTTAGGACCAATTTCGCATAAAAGATATGCGTTAAGTTTTTACAAAGAGATGCAATGATTGATTTAGTGGACCAACCGTTTAATTGTGTACATTGTGGTAAGAGTTTTATGAAAGAAAAAACTCTAGTGGCCCATATGTGTGAAAGAAAACGACGTGCATTACAAAAAGACGAAAAACGTGTACAAGCTGGTTTTATGGCTTTTAATAGATTTTGGAAATTAGCCCAAAATGGTAAAAAGAACAAAACTTATGAAGAATTTTGCGATACAGCATATTACAACGCATTTGTAAAATTTGGTAGTTTTCTTAATAATGTTAATCCTTTATATCCAGATAAGTTTGTAGATTTTGTAATCAAAAGTGGCGTAAAATTGGATCATTGGTGTAGAGATGAATTATATGAAACTTATCTTTATGAAATGATTAAACAAGAACCTGTGGAATCTGCTGTACAAAGAAGTATTCAAACCATGATGGAATGGGCTGACGAACACAATGCCGAATTTGCACATTACTTTAACTATGTCAGTCTAAATAAAGCAGTGCACGATATATTAAATGGACGAATAAGTCCTTGGCTCATATTAAACTGTACCAGTGGAAAAACTATGATAAACAATATGAGTGACGAACAATTGAATATGATCGCTCCTGCATTTGATGTTGCTTTTTGGACAAAACGATTCAAGGAAGTTCCGTCAGATATAGCATTAATAAATGAGATTTGCCGAGAAACAGGTATAAAATAATGAGGAAATTATGAGATTAGAAGGATTTGTAAAAAAAGGTTGGGGACATGAATTAATTTGGGCCACAAACGAAAAATATTGTGGCAAAATGATGTCTTTCAATCAAGGTGCAAAATTCAGTATGCATTTCCATTCTGAAAAAGACGAAACATGGTATGTGTCATCTGGTGAATTTATTGTTCGATGGATTGATACTAAAGATGCTAGTATTCATGCAAAAACCTTGAAAGAAGGCGATGTTTGGCATAATCCGCCATTGCTTCCCCATCAATTAGAATGTTTAGTTGCTGGCACAGTAATCGAAGTTAGCACACCTGATAGTGTAGAAGATAATTACCGAGTAGGTAAAGGCGATAGTCAAAAATGAAAATATTAATTACCGGCCATAAAGGTTTTATTGGTCAAAACATGGTTGCTGCTCTTAAAGATCACGACCTACGATTCTTCGATTGGAACGATCCTATTCCTAATGTCGAAGGTTTAGATTTAGTAATACATCTAGGTGCAGTAAGTTCAACTACTGAAACTGATGTAGAAAAGGTTATCGGACAAAATTATGATTTTAGCAGATGGATTTTAGGTGAATGTCATAAATTTTCTGTTAATTTTCAATTTGCAAGTTCAGCAAGTGTATATGGATTAAAAAATGATTTTAGAGAAGATGCTCCAGTAGATCCTCGCAGTCCATATGCTTGGAGTAAATATCTTTTTGAAAGATATATTAGAGGTTTTACTGGAAAATGGAAATGCCGTATACAAGGATTTCGATATTTTAATGTATATGGACCTTATGAAGATCACAAAGGCGATCAAGCAAGCCCATACTACAAATTTACGCAACAAGCAAAAAACGACGGAGTTATAAAACTGTTCGAAGGATCGGACAAGTATTTGAGAGATTTTGTACCAGTGGAAAGAGTAATTGATGTACATAAAACATTTTTCAATGTCATGGATTCTGGAATTTGGAATATCGGTACAGGTGTAGCAAAATCGTTTCAAGATGTTGCACAAGAAATTGCTCAACAATATAATGCTCGAATAGAATATATTCCTATGCCAGATAATGTAAAAGCTCAATATCAAACATATACATGTGCTAATTTAGAAAAATTAAGAAAATATTATCCTGTATGATTAAAGTTTTTGTAAACGGTACGTTTGATATTTTACATACCGGACATATTGAACTGTTAAATTATGCTAAAAGTCTTGGCGATCAATTAATAGTAGGCATAGACAGCGATCGAAGAATTAAAACATTAAAAGGACCCGATAGGCCAATTACTCGTGAATATGACCGATGGTTAATGTTAAAAAATTTAAAAGCAGTCGATGAAGTAGTTATTTTCAACAACGATAATGAACTTATTAGATTAGTTAGTATGTGTGATATAATGGTCAAAGGCAGCGATTATCAAGGTAAACCTATTGTAGGCGAAGAAGTTTGTAAGAAAATTGTTTTTTTTGAAAGGATATATGGATACTCAACAACTAACATCATTCAAAATATTATTAATCGGTGATCGTTGTACCGATGAATATATTATAGGAACCTGTGATAGGTTAAATCCCGAAGCCCCTGTTCCTATTATGAAAATAGCCGAACAGTATACTGCTGTTGGTATGGCTGAAAATGTTTTAGATAATTTAAAAAAACTAAATTGTGAAGTAGATTTTATCTCTAACAGAGAATCCATTATTAAGACTCGATACATTGATAAAAGATCTGGACAACATTTGTTACGGGTTGATAAAGAATCTACTATTAAACCTTGGAATGGAAAAATTAAAGGTAATTGGGAAAATTATACTGCTGTTGTAATTTCCGATTATAATAAAGGCTTTATTACAGATTCGCATATAGAAATGATTCTTCAAAAATACAAAGGCCCAATATTTGTTGATACTAAGAAAAAAGAATTACATAAATTTTATGGATGCTATCTTAAAATTAATGAAACCGAATATAATAATCGATGGAGCAACGGTGAAAAAACTATTGTTACTTTAGGTGGCAACGGTGCAATGTATTTGGAACACGAAACTAAGAAAATGTTTAGCGGAAATACCGTAGAACCTGTAGATGTTTGTGGGTGCGGAGATACATTTTTATCTGCATTAACCTATCAATTCTTAATGACAAATTCAATAGACGATGCTATAGTATTTGCTAATAAAGCAGCAAGTATCACCGTACAACATCGTGGTAACTATGCCCCAACCTTAGAAGAAATCGCTAATGCCTGATATTGATATTGACTTTGCTGATAGAAAAAAAATACTTGAAATTATTAAGAGTGTTCCAGCAACATTAGAAGATGGACGTAGACATAATACTGGTGTTTATTGTCATAAAATTCCAGTCAATCCTTTAACTGGAAATGCTAGTCTTGATTACAAAACCGCAGAAGATAGAGGTTATTTTAAGATAGATTTCCTCAATGTAAGTATATATCAAGACATTAAAAACGAAAAACATTTAAATAAATTACTTGAACAGGAGCCCTTATGGAATCTACTTTTGGAAGAAGAATTTGTAAATCTGTTATTTCATTTGAACGGGCACCTGGATGTACTGAAACAGACTTGCCCTACTTCCGTGGAACAATTAGGTGCAGTCCTAGCTATGATCAGACCGGCAAAACGCTATTTGATTGGGAAGGATTGGACGACGATTATGAACGAGGTTTGGACGAAACCTGACAATGATGAGTACTATTTTAAGAAAGCACACGCCATCAGTTACGCAATGGTTGTGGTAGTACACATGAACTTATTATGTGAAAAACTTAACTTCGAATACTCTTCACAGATCTAACCAACTGTATTGATTTACGTTTAATTCGTTTTTCTGCAATCTCACTTAAATTAACAGTTGGCCCAAATACTAGTTCAACATCTTTACTGTTGAATGTTTTGATAGCATATCTAAACACCTGCATTTGGTTTTTAAGGAAGATATTAATGGGTAATTTACGATTAGATTCCCACCACCAAGTTTCTCCTAATTCTAGAAAAAACCTCTTTTCTTTGTCGGTGTTTATTTTGGAAATATCGTAGATACTGGCAATATAATTGTCGTAATTAATGATTATACCCACATATTCAATATCATTAGATTTTATACATGATATAAACGGGTGATTTTTTTGAAACTCAGTATTTTTGGACATCTTTATCAATAAATAGCTATTATGCAAAGTCTACCAATCTATTTATATCCAAACTCTCTCGATGTTATACTAGATTTGGATCCGGATGTACTAGGAGTTAACGAGGTTATGTATCAACGAGATTTAAAAATACAAAAGGGTGTTAAGAATAAAATTAACATTCAATTCAAAAATAGCGATCAAAAACGCTTGCCCATTCCTAGTACTAGCACATATGTTTTTAATATGTTTGATCCTAGCAGCCAAAAATTGGTTTTGCAAAAGCAGCTACAAATATTGGATGATACTGTAGTTTTAAATCAAGTACAAGATCAAACTACTGCTAGCAATATTTTACTAGTTTCTACTACTGCTACAGGTATTTCTATTGGTCAAACTGTTTCTGGATTTGGTATTCCACCTAACACTATTATAACTAATTACGATAGTCCATTTGGTACAGTAACCCTTAATAATTCTACTACTTTGGTAGTTACTTCGGCTACTAGTTTAACTTTTAATACATTATCATTGCGTGGTGTAGGACAATTAACTTTCTTGGAAAACGATACTATAAATTTAGATCGTGGTCCATATCAATATTCTGTAACTTATCAAGATCCTACAGATGGTACATACGAAGTTGCATATGCTAATACCTATTATGATATTGCCGGAACTATATATTTGAATGATCAAGTATACCCGCAATTACAACCTAGTCAAACAATTACTTCATTCCTTCAAAGCTATAATGCATCAACTAATCTTTATGAATGGAAAAGCGGTAACACTTATGCTTACCCAGAATATGATAGTCCTACTGCTTTACATACTATGGCATTGTATATGGGAGCCAGCGGTCCATTTTATGGTACTGTTTATATATTAGGAACCCTAAGTAATGAACCCGATAGTTTTGGAAAATATGCAACACTGGCAACATTAACTTACAATGGCTTTAGTGGAGTAGATTATGTCAATTTTAATGGCGTATTCACTTATGTTAGCGTGATGTATGTTCCAGCAGTTGCTCCAGGTGGTAGTACTAATGATAATCCTGGATATTACGGTTCATTTGACTTTGTGTTATATAGAAGCTAAACTAGCTTAGTGAACGAAATACAATCAGCATTATTATCTTTACTTCCAGGTAAACGTAAATCCACTCCTAGCGGATGGATAAGTTTCAATGCTGTCTGTTGTCATAATAATGGCGAAAATCGTGATACTAAAAAACGTGGTGGTATATTAGTTAATCCCAATGGCGGATTTCAATATCATTGTTTTAACTGCAATTTCAAAGCAGGTTGGACACCCGGACATTTAATCAGCGCCAATACTAAAAAACTATTCACATGGTTAGGATTAAGTGAAAATGATTTAGGAAAACTAGGGTTAATTGCTCTTAAACTTAGAGATAACCAGCCTGTAACTAAAAAAGAATTACAGTTTGAATTAGAAGAAAAAGAATTACCAGATAACTGTATGCCCATAGATCAATGGATTGATGAAGGATGCAAAGATCCAGATCTCTTATCTGTAATTGAATACATTGTTAGTCAAAGACAAATGAAATGGGAATGGTATACTTGGTATTGGAGTTCGACACCGGGCTATAGAGATCGAGTGATTATACCATTTTACCATAATGGAAAGATTGTGGGATATACCGGTAGAAAAATTACTAATGGTAAACCAAAATATCTTACAGATACTCAGCCCGGCTATGTTTTCAATTTAGATAGGCAATCAGATTCAAGAGCATATATAATAGTTGTTGAAGGTCAATTTGACGCTATCAGTATAGATGGTTGTGCAATATCACATAATGATCCAAATGAAACACAATGCGCTAGAATAAACGCATTAGGTCGTGAAGTTATTGTTGTTCCAGATCGAGATGCTGCCGGTGCAAAAATGTTAAAGGCTGCATTGGAAAATAATTGGTCAGTTAGTGTGCCACCTTGGGAAGATGATATTAAAGACGTAGCCGATGCAGTAAAAAGATACGGTCGGCTATATACACTAACTACTATATTACATTATAGAGTTAGCGGCGAGATTAAAATTAATTTGTTGATGAAAAAGTTAAGGGGATTACATGAATAAAACAAACTACAATTATGATATACAAAAATTATATTTGGAAATGTTTCTTTCAGATGCAGAAACTTTTATACGTTGCCAAAATATATTTGACCCGGAAAACTTTAATCAAAAATTACAAGCAGCAGCAAAATTTATTCATGATTATGTAGATGAATATAAAGTTATGCCCGAGGCTAGTATTGTTAATGCGTCAACTAATAGTGATTTTAATCCAGTAACATTGCCCAAAGAAAATTATGAATGGCTAATGGATGAATTTGAAAATTTTAGTCGTCATAAGGGGCTAGAACGAGCTATTATTAAAAGCAGTGATTTATTGGAAGCTGGAGACTATGGTCCAGTAGAAAAACTGATTAAAGATGCAATACAAATCAGTTTGAATAAAGATATGGGTACAGATTATTTTGAAGATCCCAGAAGTAGATTGACCATGCTGAAAAACAGCAATGGACAAATTAGCACTGGTTGGCCCACTGTGGACAAGAAACTTTATGGTGGATTTAACCGCGGTGAATTGAATATTTTTGCAGCAGCATCTGGCGGTGGTAAGAGTTTATTCTTGGCTAATATGGGAATAAACTGGGCTATGATGGGCTTGAATGTTGTTTACTTAACTTTTGAGTTAAGTGAAAATCTAGTGGCCATGCGATTGGATAGTATGATTACAGGCATCGGTACACGCGAGATATTCCGTAATTTGGACGATGTAGAGCTTAAAGTTAAAATGGCTGGAAAAAGCGCCGGAAGCATACAAATCAAGTATATGCCCAGCGGAAAAAATTGCAACGATATTCGAGCCTATTTGAAGGAATATCAGGTCAAAAAAGGTGTAAAACCCGACGTTTTATTAATAGATTATCTCGATTTGATGATGCCTTTATCAGTGAAGGTATCGCCCAGCGATTTGTTTGTAAAAGACAAATATGTGTCGGAAGAGATTAGAAACTTAGCTATGGAAACACAATGTATAACTGTTACAGCTAGTCAGTTGAATCGCGCAGCAGTTGAAGAAATTGAGTTCGATCATAGTCATATTTCAGGCGGTTTGAGTAAGATTATGACAGCTGATAACGTTATAGGTATCTTTACTAGTAGGGCTATGAAAGAACGTGGTAGATATCAAATACAGTTTATGAAAACACGTTCTAGCAGTGGTGTAGGACAAAAAGTTGAATTAGAATTTAATTTAGATACTTTGCGTATTTCGGACCTAGGTGAAGAAGAAGAAACTAGTTTGAGTCAACAAAAAACACAATCTGGTACTAGCAGTATCATGGCGGGATTGAAACGTACTAGTATGGTATCTACTACAGAAACTACTGTAGATCCTACACAAGGTATTAGTATCAGTAAGATTAAAAGCAAAACAGCAGCGCCGGCTATTCGCAGTATGTTGAGTAACCTAAATCCAGAAAAGGATTAATTTTTAGAACCAAGCTGCTATCTTTTGACGGGCCACAGACTTAAGACCCTTGGCCCACATATCTTCTACAGAGTCTTCAAACACATTGTCGATAGTTGCAGGTATAAGTTCCCATTTGTGTGGTTCATACATTTCTCGACCGCGAGGGTTTAACTGGTGATCCAATCTACCATCGCCCCAAAACCAATAACCCGCACAGGCTTTATAATACATAGGACCTTGTCCATCGGCAATAGCAGCTAATATAGAAATGTCATTGGTTATGCCTATTTCTTTATTAAGTGCTACTGTGCTTATACCCTTCCAATCCAAACTATGTATAACGTGAATCTTATTAACACTTTGATTACCACCAAAATATAATGGATCGTTTGTGCGTAAAGGAATACCGATATTATGCGCTACTGTGCTGAGGTCAGTTTCGGTATGTTCTAGATTTACTTGTAAACCTACAGCTACATTATCAGTGTGTGTAACTAATAAAATAACACTGCGGCTGAATTCGTCTTGCGGATTGCTGGGATTAGCTATTAACAAATTACCTGCATACTTCATATTGTAAAGTATTTAATACAATAAATAACATTACCATGAATTTAACGGAATTTTCATTGCCAATTGGCCAGCATCCTGTACTAAATCCTAAACTATGGGATCATAACCGTTTGAAAAGCTCAGTGCGCGGAGCTTTATTACGCATAGCCGAAGACTTTATAGATTTTGTGGAAGTACCAGTTAAGGTCGTAGACATTGTTATAGCTGGTGGTAATGCAAATTATACCTATACAAATAAAAGCGATATAGATCTACATATTATAACAGACTTCACTACAGTCGATTGCGATCGAGAAGTAGCAGAACTATTTGATACCAAAAGACTATTATACCGTTACAAATATGACTTATCCATAAGCAATATACCAATAGAACTTTACGTAGAAGACAAAGATCACCCTGCGGTTACTGCTAGCTATAGCATCTTGCATGACCAGTGGATTCAAAAACCCAAAACTAAAAAATACAAGATTGACAAAGAAAAATTGGAACACATGATTTCAGTTTGGCATACAGTTTTAAAACACGCAATTAAAACTGGTGATTTACAAACCATGAGAAATAGTGTACAATTACTACGTAGATATAGAAAATTAGGCCTGCACTCGTCAGCTGATGGAGAATTCAGCATACCTAATTTGGTCTACAAAAGCCTAAGGAATGACGATACCTTAAAAGGTATTACTCATTTAATAGATCGTTTACATAGTAAAAAACTAAGTATCTAATATGCGAACACTTTATATCGACATGGACGGCGTGGTAGCCGATTTTACGGACTTTGCTACTACTGTGCTAGATAAACCAAAAACAGAAAATCAAATAGACAAATGGACTACAGAAGAATGGCAGATATTAAAGGCGGTGCCTAATCTATACGCTGGTTTGAACAAAATGCCCCAAGCTGATAGTTTAATAGCTCTTGCTAGAAAATTTAGAACTGAACTAGGTTGGAATCTTTATTTTCTAACTGCTGTACCCAAAAAAGACGATGTACCCGATGCATTTTATGACAAAGTTATGTGGGTGAATAATTATTATCCCGACATAACTGTAAGATTTGGTCCCCATGGTCATGAGAAACATCTACACTGCCAGCCAGGTGATATTCTAGTAGACGATCGTACTAGTAATTGTCAAGAATGGGCCGCAGTTGGTGGTCAAGCTATTAAAGTTACAGGTCGAGATTTTACTCAAGTTCTAGCCGAACTTGAACAGGTATTTCAAGCTAATCTAAAATAATAGTTAATAAGTGTCTATGATATTCAGCACGTTCGGCAGCAGCCTTGGCTTCTTGACTAAGCTCAAGTGCACGCTGAGCAGCGTCATTGGCTGCTAGTTCAGCAGCTACCCTAGCTTCTTCGGCTAGAATCGCGGCACGTTCAATGGATGCTCGTAACTCTGCTTGAGCCGATTTAACATCATTAACTGCTTGTATAGAAGATTTCTTCACACGTCCGAAATCTCGTTCTAAATTAGTTTTGACCGAATCAAAAAGTTGTGTAAGTAGTTTGGCCATACAGAAATCCTATTATATGCTTATTTATTCTACCCGCGGAGCGCAAAGCGCAAAAACGGTAAAAAGATTTTAAGCATAGGATAAATAATTAATCATGCGTATTAATCAAATAACCAAAGATAGCGAAATATTAAGTCATATAGTGGAAGGGTTTGAAACTCCCACACCACAAGAGTTAAGAAAACATCTTAGCCAGCCTCCACGAGGCTGGAGCCAACAACAGTGTATTGATTATTTTGTTAACAGCACTAATCCGCGTATAGCTCACTTAAATCCCGAGCAGCGTGCTGCTATGGCTGTTAACGCTTATAACCGCGGTTGGTACCCGGGTAAACCACGTACAGAAAAACGCTATGCAGAAAGCCAAACAGCTACACAAGTAGAACCCACTGTTAAACAGCGTAAACTAGATCTAAGACAGCCCAAAGCTAGTCGTCGCATGACTATAATTAGAGATTTAAGATCTTTAATGCAGCGTGCTTGGGATTCACGTAAACCTAGATTGAACAAGGCTAATTTCTTAAATTATGCTAATAAAAAATTCCCGGATATTAACCAAGTAATTAATCCCAGTGAAATACAAGATCTTTGGGATAGAGAAAGAAAAAGACTAGCTGATACTAATAAACCCTCTACTACTACAAACCCAGTTAATAAAGATCCCGAAATGGGTCTGGGTCCTACAAGACCCAGAACTAGTTATTATAGTAAAAAACGTGATCCTAAACAGTTAAGTTTTCCCAGTATGACAGATCCCAGTGACTTTTATGAAAATCACGAGAAAAAGTTAGGTGAAGGACAATATGATCCTAAGCCAAATCCCGACTATAAGGGCACACCATTAAATCTTAAGGGTGAAGCTGGTAAAAAAATTATGTCAAATCGTAGTCAACAGCGTAAACTATATACACAGTGGACTAGACAATTATATAATGACTTAAAGGATTTTTTACAAACTAATAAAGATTCCTTTCGTGATTATTCAACATGGCAACAATATGCCAAAGACTTATATGGTCAAAATAGTGTAAATGGCCAAGAGGTATTTCCTGTAGAAGTTAACTTACATAGTATTTGGAACGAAGTATATCATCCAGTAAAATTTCCTACTGGCCCGGGCAGTGCAGAGTATTGGGAACCACCAGGTAGATATTCGGGTACTTAAGACCTAAGATCAAGAAATAACTTACATATATATCTATATACATTTCGAATAAAGTGTAGAGTTAACAGCATGATGATTAGCCATATGGTAAACAAGATTAAGAAAGTTAATATATAAAGACCGATTGGGCCGAATAATAGATATACGGTCATATACACTACTATAACACAGATAACTATGGGCCAAGCTAATTTGTTGGCTAACCACTCTGAATCTGCATACTTACGGGAAATAAAGCCATATAATCTAGTCATGGAAAAAGTATAGCACAGATAAAAAAATTTGTCAAAAAAATTTTTAGACCCCGAAATCTGTTTTTGAAGAAAGTTTTTTAGGGCCCGGTCTATATAGTAGCTAAAAAATTTGCTACAATATAAAAAAGGTCTCGAGATCTAGGCCCCAGGGGTTCTAATCTAACACCAGGTTTTTT